GATAGCTCCACCACCTACTGCAATCTTAAAAGGCACTGCTGAAGTTTTGGCAGCGGCAGTTGCTCCAGACCATACAGTCCAGACTGCATCACCAGTGACAACACCATTTGTTACGATTACCGTAACCCTTGACCCTGTTGCCTTAAACGAATCAAGAACAACACCAGAACCAGTGTTTGCAGATGCAAGCAATGGAACTATTTTTTTGTCTTCTGAAATCATTTTAAATCTCCTTATAAAATTGCCAGAGTACCTATCCTATTTAGATACCCTGGCTTTTACGATTATGAACGTGTATCAAGTTTTACGAAATGTGACTGAGTGTTGGTTCCTTTATAAGGAGTGATAGCCGATGCGAGAACTGGCTGACCGTCAACACGACTTACGAATCTGAAAACTTGCTCATCGTAGATAAACTGAACATGGATCGAAACGTCAGCTTTCATTCCACCTTTCTCAGCTACTATGTAGCCGTTCTGGAAATCTGCCAACATGATGTCACCAGTTGTACCGAGTGTTTCTGCCTGCTCGATTGGAAGTACAGGTCGTCCGAACAATGTTGAATATGGGGAGCCGCTGGCTCCTGTGGCTGGTAAATAAACCGGAACGCCTCCCGTACCGACTGCTAATGACATTGTATTCAACTGAGGCTCACAATCCTGGTTGATAAGCCATACTGAGTTAGGACGACTTCTTGCGAATAATCGTGACCACATATTGACAATGTTTTGGTAGTTGATAGTGGCAGCGACCTGACCTGTTTCAGCAGCAACACTTACAACACAACCGCTGTTAAGGATACCGAGGGGCATCCCTGCGCCTGTTCCACGGATGATCGAATCGTCCATCATAAAGCCAAACTCATCAGCAAAACCGTTACGGATAATGCTTTCGAGTGCAGAACTGTCATCAAGCAATTCGTCAGTTGCATAGCAAAGGCCGATCATCTTGTTCAGATTAAGTTCAATCTTTCTGAACTTAGGCTTGCTACCTGTTTTTGCACCAGCTTCTTCAAGCCAGTAAGCTACGATACCGCCAGCGCGACTACCGTTAACTCTGGAAGTCTCATCGATACCGTTTAATTTCATGCTGTTTGAATTGCTTGAGATTGTAACTTTACGACATCTTGAACTAAGAAGACCTGTTTCCATGGCATTCTTGAGCAATTCGTTTGTAAAGTCCTGTTGAACTAAAAAACCACCATCTGATGGAGTCCCTTCATTCAAACCAGAAGCTGCATTGTAAAGCCGAGGGTCAACACGACCATTCGGGATTCCTGCCTGCATTACTGAGGCAAGTTGCTCACCAAATGACATAAATGAGTCTTTTTTGGTCTGAGCAGCAGCCTTTTTCTGCTGATAAGCAGTTTCCAGGGTTTTTGCTGGCTGTGGAACGGTAACTCGCTCAACAGTTTCCTGTGTTCGCATTTCAAGCTCAATGGAAGACTGAAGGTTATCAATCATATCAAGCCCTTCGGTTGCTTTAATCTTCTCATCTTCACTTGCACTGCGGTTTTCTGTAATACATTTTTCTTTCATGCTGCCGAGTTCTGCTACTATATCTTTGATCTCAGCCTGCATTTGACTAATGGTCTTCATCGTGTGTTCCTCCTATCGGATAAGTGATGAAATTTTTTACTTAAAAAACGATCCTAAATTTTCTCTATTGTGAAACACCCTGAGTCCAAGAGGATCTGGGTCTACTTCTATATTCTCAGGCTCTGCCGGAATCTTTCCCGGTTCCTCTGTTTTTAACTGAACTATTTTTTTGTTAAGCAATGCCTCTGGAGCATTTTTAAACTTTGAAAGGTCTGCTGTGCTTGCAGCCATCTTGTTTGCTTCTGTGATGGTAGTTATAAGGCCAGCCTCAAGAGCTTCTGAGGCTGTAAGCCATGTTTCTGCTGCAACCATATCTGCTATTTCCTCAAGAGATATTGAGCTTCTGGAAACATAGGTGTCAAGCATGGTGTCTTTTATCTTGTCCATAAGGTCAGCTTGAGTCCTGAAGTCGTCAGAGCTACCAGCGGATATTGACCAAGGCTCATGTACCATAAAGAACGCATTCTCAGACATTTCTATTTCATCGCCTGCCATGGCGATTATTGACGCGATAGAAGCCGCCAAACCATCCACCTTAACAGATACCTTGGCTGGATGATTAACCAGGGAGTTGTATATCGCGATACCCTCGAACACATCACCACCGCCAGAGCTAATTCGCACCGTGATTTTCTTAAGCTTACCGTGAGTTTTCAAGTCTTCAGCAAACGCCTTGGCACTTAAGCCGCCATACCATCCTTCACCTATATCATCATAGATAAGGATTTCAGCACTATCGCCTTTAGCGTTTATTTCAATGCGCTTAGATTTCTGTTTCATCTTCACCACCTACTATTTGTTTGTAAAATAAATCAGTCACTGCTGGAATTCTTTCAGCAACAAACTTATCTATTACATATTCACTTTCACCGATTAGCTTGCCGAACATATCCCTACTTGACTCTGCGTATTCCTCTGCAAGGTCTGACAGGCTTTCATCTTTAACACCGATGGCATCCCAGAACGGTTCAAGCTGCTCATAGACGTAGCTTGAGAATGTGTCGTAAAACTTATCAAGACCATCTCTGTCTATTATTCGAAAAAGCATTATGCCTTCACGGTTGACCACTCTGGTCGCCACATTTTTCATAAAAGGCATTAGATCAACAGAGGCGTTTGGATCTCCACCTGACCCTGTTGGCTCGTTTGGTATCTGTTTCGGCTCACTCTGTTTCTCAGCTAACTGTTTCGCCATTGAAAGAGGAACCATATTCATCGGAACAAAGCGTTCATCACCACCCTCAACAGCGTTCATGTTCTCATGTGAACGAATCTCGTTAATGCTCATCGCACCGACATTAAACATTGCTTTGTATAGGTTCGATCTTGCTTCTGCATCACCACGGAGAAGACCTTCTACTGAATGCTCAAAGAAGTATCCTCTACGAATTTCAGACTCAGTTAATAACTGGGTATTATAATTCTGCTCAAGTCGAACAAGCCATGGTCTGATAGAATCTGTCACAAATGAAATCTGTTCAGCTTCTATATTATTAAAGGAACTCTTGGTCATTTCCTTTAATTTATGTACAGGAAGATTAAACCATCTGGCTATGTCTTCTACCTGGAAACGTCTTGTCTCCAGAAACTGAGCATCGTTTGGGGGTATGCCGACCTTGGCTAGATCCATACCTTCTTCAAGGATCATTGCCTTGTGAGCGTTACCAAGACCTTCGTTTGCAGTAGCAAGCGATTCTTTTAAGTTTTTGTATGCACCTTCAGATAGTTTTGCTGGATGCTTTATAATTGCTGATGGATGTGTTCCTGAACCAAAGAACTTGCTGCCAAATTCTTCTGTTGCAATGCCAAGCCCGATTGACTCTCTGGCGATACCTAAAACTGAGTAACCCTGGAAACCGTCAAACCCCATACCAGGGGTATGAAGTATCTTGTCTCTGCTCATCGGTATCTCTTTAGAGCCAACCGTCACCATGTAGGTAGGGATACCTTTATCTATCTCAATCCTCACCCTGTTTGGCGGGATAGGGAACAACTCTGTAACTTGCCCTTGGAAGTTAACTGTCTTTTCAGCGAAGCAATTGCCCCAACTGATAAGATGCCCAGCCATAGCCTCTCTTGCGCCAACAGCGGTCATGTACTCGTTGGGCTTTTGGTGCAAGATATTGTAAAGAGGGTGCTTTTCTGCCTTTACCTTGCCGTCTTTGGTCTTTCTGTAAAGGAAGAGAGGTAGCGTGCCGATGGTTCCAGCAATGAGATTGATGGCACAGAACACTGCTGAATACTGTAGAGACGTGTATTCATCAACGTTTGCGCCAGAATTTGTCTTACGAGGGAGAGAGAGCGAATACCACCTATCATCAGATGGCAACCATGATTGCTGATTTTTTGGAGAAAAAACGTTAAAAATCCGTGAAAAAATGCCTTTTCGAGCAGTCATTACCACTTTTACACCATAATAATGGAGTAAAAGCAATAGTGTTTGCGATCTGTGCGATACGAGTGTTCAGTGGCAGGATTTCTTAATAAAACCTGTCCAGTTCTGACTCTAAAACTCTCCAGCACTTCCTGCCGAGCGTTCCAATGTTCTTTGCTTTAATCTGGTTCCGGTTGATCATGTTAAGTACATGGCTGTGAGAACACGATAAACGGTTAGCAACCTGATGAAGCTCAAGAAGCTTTTCTACTTTTGCTGGCGCTACTTTAGTTTTTGATACTTTGGTGTTTTTCTTAGGCATGGTGTTCCCCTTAAATTGTTTTTATCCCACCGTCTTCGTAGGCTGATTTACTACTTGTCTTTGTCATGCAACCTATTAGCCCCATCGAAAGAGCTACGATACCATCAATCTTTCCGGTACTCTTATTCTTGGCAAACTTCCTACCCCCAGCAGGGTCAAGGTCAACTACCGTGTTCGCTGCACAGTTTGTCAATACTGGATGACCGCCATGGAGCAATAGCTGTTCAGTAATAGCATCCTCAACTGCCTCTACTGCTGGCGACATATCTTTGAACCCTTGACCGTGGCTCACCATTCTAATGCCGTGACCCCATGGTTCTGGTTGTCCTTCTGCTGGTTTCTTATAAAGCCAGCAATCAACACCAGCACGTTCAAGTTCTCTCATTAAATCATCTATGCGCCACCTATCGAAGTAGATTGTGTCTATGCCATACTTAGCATCAATACGTCCTATTCGCCCTGCCACCCAACCATAGTCTATTGTCTTTCCAGGCTTGGCTATCAAGTGACCACTCTTTACCCATTGCGTGTATGGAACACGATGCTCCTTCTCACGATCAAGTAGTCCATCTTCAGGAGTCCAGAAATAAGACTTGGTGTGAATCATTCTGTCGTCATCTTCTGCGGTTAAAATAAGTGCTGTAAGGTCATTCTTTGAAGAAAGGTCAAGTCCAGCTATAAGAGTTTTTTCTTTGAGAACAGCATCATCTGGCTCACCGTGACATGCAGCCCATGCTTGCCGTGAAATGAAATGCTGCGCTGTATCGATTCTTTGGTTACAATACAGGTTTCTAAAAGTTGCCTCTGCTGATGGCATTATCTTTGCCTTGGCTGCAAAGTTCCTCATGTCCTCAAGGCTTCTAAAGTCACCAAGTGCAGGATTAGCAGCTAACCATTCCAACTCATCCCATACCGGATCGTACCCAGCTTTTGCCTCTTCGTCTGTTGCCTCTCTTACCTCGTAAAGAAATAGAATGAAAGATGGGTCTATTACCTCACCTGAAAGCACCTTTTTGCCGTAATCGATTAACTCACTAAGTAGAGCATGATCGTCTGCTGCCTGCGTACTGATCACCCAGGTAAGTGGTTCTTTGTGCGCTCCAGTAGATGTCATCATAACATCGTACATATCGCGGTTATTGTGGAACTGAGCTAACTCATCGAAGATTAGAAAGCTTGACGACTTACCATGCTTACCTCTTGTCTCATTTGAGAGAGCCATAAACACTGATCCTGACTCTGGATCCACAAGTGTTTTCCTCGACTCAATCGTGTTCAGTCTACTATTAAGGTCATCGTCCATATAGACAATAGCCGTCATGTACTTATAGATTACCGAGGCTTGATCCCTG